GCCCATCTTTCACACTGTTTTTCCTGCAAAAACGTAATTCCTGAATGTTTTGCAATGCCATGACCAACAAGGGAGACGCCGGATACCAGCAGCACAAGGAAGCCGTCAACCGGCGGGCACGAGAGGGCGGGAAGAACGTCCGGGACATCGGAGAACTTCCGCCGATCGTCAACACGTTCCGCCGAGAAGAGTGCCGGCTCAACTTCCGCAAGTTCTGCGAGACCTACGGGGCGGAATCGTTTCCGCTGGAGTGGTCGGACGACCACCTGAAGGCAATCGGCAAGATTGAATCTGCCGTTCTTCTCGGTCTCCTCTTTGCCATCGCTATGGCGAGAGGCAGCGGCAAGACAACGCTGCTTGAATGGGCCTGTCTCTGGTGCCTCTGCTACGGCCACCGGGCATTTCTCATGCTGATCGGTGCCGACATGAACAAGGCATCGCAGATGCTGGACACGCTGAAGTCGCAGATCGAGAACAACGACTTGTTGCTTGAGGACTTCCCCGAAGTCTGCTACCCGGTTCGGGCCCTGGAGCGAATATCGCAACGGGCGAAGGGGCAGACGTACCAGGGCAAGCCGACTCACATTGGGTGGACCGCTGACGAGATCACCCTGCCTTGGATTCCTGGGGCACCGTCGGCCGGGGCCGCGGTGCGAGTCGCCGGCATAACGGGGAACATCCGAGGCAGCAAGCATTCCCGCCCCGACGGAACGTCGATTCGGCCTTCGCTGGTGCTTATCGATGATCCTCAGACCGACGAAAGCAGTTCCAGCCCGTCTCAGGTGGCAACCCGCGAGAAGGTGTTGGCGCAGGCGATCCTCGGACTTGCCGGGCCCGGGAAGAAGATCGCCGGGCTGGCTGCGATCACCGTCATCAAGCCAGACGACCTGGCCGACAGGCTTCTGGATCGCCACCGGCACCCGACGTGGCAGGGCGAGCGCATGAAGCTCGTCTACGAGTGGCCGACTGCCGAGGAGTTGTGGGGACAGTACGCGGAACTCCGCCGGGATGGCCAACGCCACGAGCGCGGTACTGCCGAGGCTGACGAGTTCTACCGGCTGCGGCAGGCGGAAATGGATGCTGGGGCGCGGGTGGCATGGCCAGCCCGAAAGAACGAAGACGAAATATCAGCAATCCAACACGCCTGGAACCTTCGGATAGATCGCGGCGAAAGTGCGTTCAACGCTGAGTACCAAAACCAACCGATCGCCGATGACATTGCGAGCGACAAGCTCGACAAGAAGGCTTTGGCTTTGCGGGCCGAGCCAATAGATCGTGGCGTGATTCCAGCCGGCCACAACACGCTGACCGCGTTCTGCGATCTCCAGGACAAGCTGCTGTTCTGGCTCGTAGCGTCATGGTCAGACACCTTCGGCGGGCATGTGGTCGCTTACGGCACATACCCAGACCAAGCCTCATCGTTCTTTGAGGCAAGGCACGCAAAACGGACGCTCGGCGGCGTTGAGAAGGGCGCAAGCCAGGAGGCGGCATGGCGTGCCGGACTGGACAAAGTCGCCACCGATCTTCTGTCGCGGGACTTTCGCCGCCAGGACGGAACGCTGATGCAGATTCAGCGGATGCTGTTCGACGCCAACTACGGGAAATCAACGCAGGTTGTGCGGAATTTCTGCCTAAAGTCCCCGTTCTCAGCGAGGATTTTTCCCAGTCATGGCAAAGGCGTTCCGGCGTCGTCGCGTCCCCTGAACGATTCCAAGGGACAGAGGGGCGATCGGCTCGGCCTGAACTGGCGGACCGGGAAGCTATCAAACACGAATCAACTGTCGGCGATCTACGACACCAACGCCTGGAAGTCCTTCGTGTCAGCAAGGCTCCGGCTTCATGTTGGTGACAAAGAAGCGATCACGTTCCACGCTGGTGAGCACGATCTGCTGATCGAACACCTCACAGCTGAGTATCCGGTGCAGTCCGAATCGAAGCACACCGGCCGCGTCGTGGATGAATGGAAAGAGCGGCCTGGGGCCGACAACCATTGGTTCGATTGCCTTGTGGGGGCCGCCGTGGCGGCATCTATCGCCGGAGTGGTCCCGGCGTCTTCTGAGTCGGGGGCCCGCCAACGCCGCAAGGTCAGCATCCCCACCGGCCCCGACGGCCGCCGGGTGATCGTCACGAAGCGGGCGAAGTGGTAACCACACCCCCTCTCGGTTCCTCGCCGCCTTCGCGATTGTGGAGGCATGAGCGACGACCTTGCTTCCAAGATCGACACGGTGGCCCAGGGGCCGAAGCGCGTCCGCACCGATGCCGGTGAGGTCGAGTCGCAGTCCCTGGCCGACATGATCGAGGCGGACAAGTACCTCGCCGCCCGGTCCGCTACGGCCGCCAGCAATCGCGGGCTTCGGTTCAACAAGCTCATCCCCCCGGGGACGACTTGAATGGCGAAGCGCACCGCACCGAAGGCGCGAGCAAGCCGCAAGGCACCGGCAGCCCGTGCGCCCCGGCAGGTCACGGTCGTCAAGCAGACCGTTCGCGCCCGCTACGACGCCGCCCAGACGACCGACGACGCCCGCCACTGGGCCAATGCCGACTCGCTGTCGGCCAACGCCGCCCTTGTGCCCGAGGTGCGGCGGATCATTCGCAATCGCGCCCGCTACGAACGGGCCAATAACGCATACGTTCACGGGATCTGCACGACGAAGTCCAACGACCTCATCGGCATCGGGCCGCGGGTTTTGCTGTCCACCGGCAATCCGGTTGCGGATCGTGCGATCGGCCGGGCCTGGTACGACTGGTCTTGGCACGTCCGCCTGGCCGACAAACTCCGCGTTGCCACCGAGGCGAAGTTCCTCGACGGCGAAGCGTTTGCCCTGCTCTTCACGAACCCACGGCTTGACTCTCGCGGGGTTCAGCTTGATCTGCGGCTGGTCGAGGCCGATCAGGTCGCTTCGCCGGCATACCAGTGGCAGCAGACGGTATCGCCCGACGGGTCGCTCGTCGATGGCATCGAACTGGACGTTCACGGCAACGTGATTGCGTTCCACGTTCTCAAGTCGCACCCCGGCAGCAACTACCTGGTCTCGGTCAACGAGTACGACCGCATCCCGGCGCAGGACATGCTGCACTGGTTCCGCTCGACGCGGCCCGGGCAGCACCGCGGGATCTCCGAGTTGGCACCGTGCCTCCGGCTGACGGCGAACATGCGCCGGTACACGGAGGCCGTGATTCGTGCCGCGGAGATTGCCGCCGATCTTGCGGCGTTTGTCCACAGCAACTCGCCGGCCGCCCAGGTCGATGATGTCGATCCGTTTGCCGCGATCGAGATTGAAAAGGGCACGCTGACCACGCTCCCGGAAGGTTGGGACGTGTCGCAGCTCAAGGCCGAACAGCCGACGAACACGCACCAAGCGTTCACGCGGACGATCCTCGGCGAGATCGCCCGTGGCGTGAACCTGCCTTACCACAAGGCGGCGTTCGACGCGTCTTCCTACAACTTCTCCTCCGCCCGCCTCGACGGCTCGCTGCACGATCAGAACGTCCGCGTTGACCGCGACGAACTGGAGCGGTCGTGGCTTGACCGGATCTTATCGGCGTGGCTCGACGAAGCGCTGCTCGTCCCCGGAATGATCCCAGACGATCTTCCGTCTTCCAGCGAGTGGAATTGGACCTGGGTGTGGAACGGCAACGAAGGCATTGACCCCGTCAAGGAAGCCAACTCCGTCGAGACGAAGTTGGCGACGCTCACCACGAGCCTCTCCGCGGAGTACGCGAAGCAAGGCAAGCAGTGGGATGTGGAGTTGTCGCAGATCGCGGCCGAACGGCAGCTCATGGCCGACCTCGGGCTGTCGCTCGGTGATCGGCCGTCACAGATCGTCGTTCCCGATGTGAGTCAGGGAGCCAACGCATGAGCAATCTTTCGATCAGTTCCGCCGTGAATTTCCTCCGCGCCGACGATCACGGCGGCGAGGGCGAAGGGCTTTCGACGCCGCGGATTCCGCGGTTTTCAATGGTCGGCTACACGGGCGGCATCATCCGCCAATTGTGGAGCCGCGAGCCGGTCGTCATCGATCTCGCCGGCATGACCGTGCCGGCGGTCATCCCGATCGTCTTCGGCCACGACTATTCGCTCGAGGCCGTCCTCGGTCAGGGCACCGGCACCGTCGGCAACCAGCTCGTCATCGACGGCTCGATTCTCTCTGTCTGCGAAGCCGCCATGCAGGTCGTGCAGCTCGGCGACCGCGGATACCAGTGGCAGGCATCCGTCGGTGCTGACGTGGATGAGGAATACCTCGTCGCGTCTGGCGACACCGCACAAGTCAACGGGCAGACCTTCACCGGGCCTGTCCGAGTCGTAAAGCGCTCCACGCTGCGGGAGTGTTCGTTTGTAACCCTTGGGGCCGACGCAGCGACGGCCGTCACCATTACCGCCAAATCGGCGGAGGAGTCTCTTATGTCCGAAGAGATGAAGGCCGTCGATGTGATGCCGACGGGCCCTGATGTTCAGCATACCGACCCGATGCCGAGCGGTCCTTCCGACGTGGCCTCGGCCGCGCCGAAGGTCGATCTCGCCTCGATTCGTGCCGAGGTGGTTGCCGATGTCACCCGCGAGGTGAAGGCCACGCTCCTCAAGGATCTCCGCGACGTGCGCGGCGGGCCGGCGATCCACACCAGCAAGCCGGCTCTCGACGACGATCAAGTCACGATTGCCGCGATGCAGGTCGTCGGTGGGCTCGGCAAGCAGATCGAAGCCAAGTACGGCGATTCGCCGATGGTCGAGGCCGCCAACAAGCGGTCCCGCACGATCGGCCTGCAAGAGGTGCTCGTCAGTGCCGCTCGCAAGGGCGGGTATGACGGCGTCCACAAGGTGACGGCCGGAAACATCGGGGTGATCTTGCGGGCGGCTTTCGCCACCCACAACATCTCAAACATCCTCGCCGCGACCTACAACAAGTACCTCCTCAACGGATTTGAGGCGGTGGAGTCGGTGTGGGATCAGATCTCGCTCGTGCGACCGCTGAACGACCTCAAGGCCATCACCGGCGTGCGGCTCGACGGCGGGTTCGTGTTCGACGAAGTGGCGGGCGACGGGCGGCTGAAGTCGGCGGATGCCGGCGACGCGACCCGCACGCTCCAGGCCAAGACCTACGGTCGGATCTCGTCCATCACCAGGGCCGACATCATCAACGACGACCTCGGGGCTCTGACGGCGGTTCCCCGCCGGCTCGGCCGCGGTGCGGCGTTGAAGTTCAACAGCGTCTTCTGGACCGAGTTCCAGGTGGGCGCGACTGCCAACGCCAGCTACTACCAGGGGGCGACCGCTGGTGCCGGCAATGCGATGGCGATCGGGTCGGTGGAGACTGCGTACGCTGCTTACCGATCGCTCAACGATCCGGACGGCAACCCGCTCGGCATCACTCCGAAGATCCTCCTGGTGCCGGTGCAGCTCCGGATCACGGCCGACAAGATCCAGACCGGAAACACGCTCCTGGCCTCCTCGCTCGGCTCGACCTCGAGCCGTGTCGTCGAGCCCCAGGCCAACGTGCTCGCCGGGAAGTTCACGATCGTCGATTCGGCCTACCTCACCTCGTCCTCGACGTGGTGGCTGTGTGCGGACCCGAACGATCTGCCGGTGATGGAGGTGGGCTTCCTCAACGGTCAGCGGTCGCCGATCGTCGAGCAGGCGGAAGCCAGCTTCGACACCCTCGGAATCGAGGTTCGCGGGTACTTTGACTTCGGCGTGAGCAAAGCGGAAAGCCGCTCCTGCTACCGAATGGCAACCTCCTGAGCCCTGCCAGCGTAATCCGTGCTCGGCGGGCCAGGGGTGTCCTGGCCCGCCGGGGTGACGCTTACACTTCACTCCATTTCCACGAGGTTTTTCGATGGCTACCCTGAAGCAGAACATCGGTGACAGTTGGGACTACACGCCTACCGTGGCTCGTGCCGCGGGCGACGTGGTGCTCCTTGGCAAGATCGTTGGCGTGTGCTCGCGTCCGATCGCTGCCAACGCCAAGGGCTCGATCAACGTCCGCGGCATCTTCACCTTTCCGAAGGTGACCGGTGGTGCTCTGACCGCCGGTAGCGTGGCCTATCTCCACTCCAATCTGAACGTCACGGGCTCCGCAACCACGACCGGCATCGCCGGCCTTGTGGCTGTCGATGCGGCCGCCGGCGACACGACGGTTGATGTGTCGATCAACCACGGGATGCTCTACGACCTCAACGCCACCGGCCCGTGATCGTTTCCTATGCAAGCCGCCGGCGGTCGCCTTCTTGCCCGGGCACCGCCGGCGGTCTTGTATCCACGAGGTGACCGATGGCCGACATGCTCTCTGCCGGTGCCGCGTGGATGGCCGACCAGCTCGCCGCGTCGGCCTCGCTCACCGTGGCCTACAAGCGTGGGGAGAACTCGTCGCAATTTCTGGCCACGATCGGCAAGAGCGTGTTCGAGTCAAGCGGCCAAAACGGCGTGACGGAGCAGTGGGAGAGCCGCGACTACATCGTCAAGACGGCGGACCTGCCCTACGGGCAACCGCAGCGTGGCGACCTGATCGTGGAGGACATCGGCGGCGTGTCGGTGTTCTACGAGGTCACCGCGCCCCGGGGCGTGCCGCTATTCCACTACTGCGACGCGTTCCAGAATCTGGTGCGTGTTCACACGAAGCAGAGCGACCGCGACCAGACGTACATCATCACCGACCAGGGCGAAGAGATCGTTGTCCCGCTGACCGCTCAAGGGTGACCGCATGCCGCTCTTCAAGAGAGTCGATCAGTTGCCCTCGGCAACCGGCGTGACGGGCACCGACTACCTAATCCTCTCGCGGCCGTCTGGCCCGACAGGAACGGTCGGCACGCGGGCGGTGACGCTGAACCAGATCCTGGCACTCGCCACCGGCGGCGGCGGCGGGGGCGGGGCTGGCAGCACCGGCCCGACGGGGGCTTCGGGCGCGACGGGCGCGGCGAGCACGGTGACCGGCCCGACGGGAGCGCCGGGGGCGGCCGGCAGCAACGGATCGGCTGGGGCGACGGGCCCGACGGGGGCGACCGGCGCGGCAGGATCGGCTGGAAGCGCTGGAGCAACTGGTGCCACGGGTGCCACGGGT